TATTATTGTCTTCATCTTCTACTAGTTCTATAGGAGATTCTGCTACTTCTTCTTCGGTGGCCCGTACTTCTTCAACCACTCCTTCGCTGTTGCCACTGTCTTTTGATTCTTCGACAACAACATCGCTATCATCTGTCTCTTGTGTTTGAACGGCATCTTCTTCTTGTTTTTTACTTAAATCTATTTTAGTAATTTCAGGTACTATATTTCCCTGGCCTTTAATCTTAGGGGTTTTAGTTTTTAATTTAAACTCTCCTTCTTGTTTTACTTCTTCTGACATAATATAATATAATAAAAATTAATAATTCCCTATCTTGGGGTAAATTGCTCTAAGCCAAAACCATCTAAGTTATCGTTACCAGATGATTCAAAGTTTTTAGGCAGTAGATCGTTTTGTCTTTGATCTATAAGTTCACTCTGTTGAGTGCCTTGCATCTGTAATCTTTTGTCTTTTCTATCTTCTATTTGAGCTTCTTTTTTTGATGCCGCTTGAGCTTGCATTTCAGCTAGTTTCATTTGATAACTAAACTCTTCAGCCATCAAACCTCTTTTAATATTAGCCTCTTGCTCCATGCGTTCTATTTCAAACTGAGACTTAGCTTGTTCTATTTGAACCTCTGTTTGCGCTAAAGCTTGTTGTTTTTGTACTTCAGCTGCCGCTGCTTTTTCAGCAGACTCGGCATTAGCTTGAGCTTGAGCCTGTATATTTTCCATTTTAGCTGCTCTTTCAGCTGCTTGATTTTCAGCTTGTCTAAACTTTAATAAAGTATTAGCTAGCTTTATATTTTGTATTTCTCTTATATCTATAGCATCAGCTAACTTTATGCCACCTGATTGTAAAGCTATTTGTATGCTTTTTTCTAATTGAGCTTTATCTTCTTCGTCCGGTTCTAAATCTAAAAATATGCCAAACTCATGCATAGAAAGTGTGTCTATTTCTTTTAAAGTAGCTACATTAAAAGCATTTATACTGTTTAATAAAGATGCTTTTGTTAATGGAAATTGAAGCATATCGCTTACTCTTAAGCTTATATTTTCACAAGAACGTATTGTTAAATACATTAAAGACTGTAATATATGTTTCGTAGCTGTATTAGAATTTGCTGCAGCAAGTTTTTGTAAACCAACTAAAGCGTTTTTATCTGGAGCACTTCCGTCTCTAGCTTCATTTAATCCAGTTACATCACGTATCATTTGTAAGTAGTATTGATACGTTTGAATCATCGCTTGTATTTTAGATATACCTGAAGAGCTTTGAAGTTCTTGAATAGGTACTTTACCTCTATTCATTTCGCCGTCTTGAGTAAGTGATCTACCTACTATAGTACCAGTCTGAAAATACATATTTAATGCTTCTGCTGGATTATAATTAGTTCCATTACCTAAGTCTACTTCTGCTAAACCATCAACATCAACATAAACACCGTCTGGAACTAATCTAGCTAAAACTTGTTGTAGTTTTAAATGAGTTAATTGAATCATATCAGCAAAACCAGTTGTTCCACTTACTATAGACTCAATGCGCCCTTGATACATTCTAGGAGCAGATATTATATAATTCATATTAACCTTAGTAGTATCTCCATAAGGTCTTGTCATGTTTTCAGATAATTTCCATTCAAGCATAGTATCTTGCATGCCTAAAATTTTTGCTCCTGTATAAAGCACTTCGATAGATCTCGAAACTCTTTCAAAGTTATCACTTTGCGGTGGATTAAAAGTATCAGGCTTTTCTAATGTTTTTTCTAAACCTTGCTCAGTTTGTTTTATTTTAAATACTTGATCTTGATACGTTTTGTATTCAAAAAACAATACTTGATGTTGGTTAACATCACTATTTACTTGCCAATCACTTTGAGCATAGTTTTGTCTACCTGGATATTTTTGTATTCTTTCTAATTCGTCATTAGTAAGACTTGGGAATAACTTTTTTATTTCAGGTAATGTTAAACTTTTAATTTCACCTACATAATAAATATCTTCAAAATTAGGATCATCAGTAGCTGAATAAACTAAATTAGCTGGATCAACATAATCAACAGTAATGCCTTCAGATAAATTAAAACTAGTTTTAACAGATGATATACCTAAAACTGTTAAATCATAAGCTAGTCTTTTTTTTGTTTCTTCAAACTTATTAGAGTTTAAAACATTGTTTATTACTTCTTCTTCTGCTATTTCTATACTCTGCTTATAATTAAGCTGCATGTATAAATCTAACTCGTCTTTATCTCTAGGTAAATTATCTGGGTCAGCAGAAGCATAAAAATTTTGTCCAGTAGCTTCTGATAATTGATCTATATAAGCTTTATTTTTAATATCACGTATAGCGTTAGAAGCAAAATCTGTTCTTTGTTTTAATGCGAAGGGATCAGAAGCAAATGAATTTAATTCATAACCCTTATCTGTCATTCCATTAACAACTATATCTACAAACTTAGATAAAACAGGTATTGGTTTCCAGTCTAAATTTAAATAAGATAAATCACCATTATTTGATAATTCGTCTTTATATTTCTGTATAGGTTGTTCACCTCTAGCATATAATCTTAGTCTATTAAAATTCTGGAAATTATAAGAAAACCTATTCTGCCCACTGTTATTTCTAAACCACTCTTGCTCAATAGCGTTTCCAACAGCTAAACCATATTCAAATGATTTCTTTTCTTCTTCAGGTACGACCTGATCTGGAAAGATGCTATTATTATTAGTATAGACCATTTATTTATATTATTTTTGAATTCACTCCCGTGTTATTATATTTTCTAAAACCTAAAGAAACTTTTGATATTGTTCTTTTTGCTACAGGCGTATATCTATGTTTATTACAAGCCATTATAGCTAACCCAGAACTTATAGAAGCATCATGCTTTGTTCTATTGTTAATGTTAAATTTAGCCCAGTCTTCTAATGTTCTTTGAAAATAAGTGTCGCCATATCCTTCTGTAAGTAAACCAACATGATTTTCTATATAATCTTCAATAGCTGCTGCGTGGGCTTGTTTTATATCTTCACTTGAATTAGGAATACCGCCTATTTCTTTTTCTGTTACTGATAATTTATGCATTACTTTATCTGGTCTATTCATTGAATAGCCTCTATAACCTCTTCTTTTTAAATAATATAAAAGTCTAGGTTTATTGTTTTCAGCTAGTATAGGCATTCCATAAAAAACTAAAGCCATTAAAACATCTTCAAAAAATATATCAGCTGTTTGTGGTCTTGATATATACTCTAAAAAGAATAAGTTAGGTGGCACATCTTCCATTGAAAATTTTGTTAATCCGTGTAAAGCACCCTTAGATCCTTTGCCGTCAACTGTACCAGATATATCATAACTATCACATCCAAAAGCCCCACAGTGTTCATTACCAGGATATTTTGTATTGTTTTTTATATTATATCTATTTTGTAAAGCAATTGGCGGAACCCAGCTGACTAAAAATCTTCCGTTTTTATTAGGAACAAATAATACTCTTGTATCTTTTATTCCATTTTCCCATTGAAAACTACCTTGTGTAACTACATTAGTATTACGCAAGTCTTCATTATAATCAATTTGCTCGTATATTTTAGTTAAATTAAACAAAGACTCTTTAGCTTCGTCACGAAATGCATGCTTCTCGGTTCTTGGAAACTGTCTATAATATTCGTTTAAACCGTCTTGATCGTCTTTTAATCCTTCAACTTCATTTTCCCAATGCGATATAACACCTATATCAATTTCGTCGCCGTCAATGCCTTTAATTGGTTTTTTCGGAGTGTCAAATACAGGTAATCCATAAGAATCAATGTATCCTTCGTAGTTCCATTCCATAGGAACGAACAAACTATATAGTCCTGAGCTAGTCTGACCATTGCGGTTTCTTTTGTTGACGTCCGAAGCTTCGTATAATTTTTTAAAGTTTTCTCCACCTTTGTCTAATGCATTTGAAGTAGAACCCATCATACATTTGCCGACGATCCTTCTACCTAATCTTAACGTTGTCTTCGTGACCCTCCAGTTGTTGAGGATGTTGTCCGGTCTCTCCCATTTACCCGATTCATCGTGGACGAGTAATTTGAGTTTCTCTCCGTCGTACGAGTTGTCTCCGGTATTCTTCCAGTCGATGGTCGTATCCAATCCCTCTTGTATATCTTGGTCTGTCTCTTTGATCGAGTTGCGCGTGAGACGTTTAGATGGGACTTTATACGATAATTCTGTTTTGGGACGTTCCATCCCGTCTTGTATCGGTTTAAAAAAGAATGGGTAGTTAATTGATATGGGTACAACCTTATCCGTGAACATCTTCTTAGCGTCAGCTCCCGACTTAGAGAGTATTCCAAACCTAGAATCTCTCGATATTGTTGCCTGGTTAACTGTGTCGGATGAAGCCATGAAACTAAACCCGGACCGTCTGTTCTTAAGATAACACATTCCGTAGGATCTACTATCAGATTTGCATGCTTCCCAAAATATGTAGAATAATCTATTTGATTCCCGAAAGTCTGCGTGCCCAACATCAATTTTGGTCCACTGCAAGTACATGTAATGAGAACCAGTAATGTAAGTAGGAATGCTTTTATTGTAATACCAAAAGCCTTCTTCACGTCTAACAAATTCTTTATTAATGTAATCATAATATTTTTCTTTAAACGATAAAGGCTTTTCATTCCACTCATAAACATTTTTTACTTTGTTTAATTCTTTAGGATAATCTAAAACATTCCATCGCTGCTCTTCTTTTTTATCAGAACATTTATAAACATCTTCTGCTAAAGGTAAGGCTACTAATAAGTTCTGTATATTATATATTTCACCTATTTTTCCAGTTTTACTAATAATTACAATATCATGTTCTTTATTGTAACCGTATTCCCATTTATTAAGCCTATTTAATCTTTTTATTACTTTAGGCTTTATGTGGTCTTCTACAATACTATATAAACTTTGCTCGTACATTATCTAGATCTTCCTTCAGCAAAACCTTTAAAAGTATCTGCTTTTTTATCTACAGGCTTATCATCTAATAAATCCTGTTCTTCTTTTATTCTAGCTAGTATTTCAAAAGCATCAAATATTGCTAATTTTTTAGTAGCGGCAGCATTTTTAAGTCTGTCAGCTGAGATGTCATCTTCTGAGTCTACGATCTTTTCTTTAGCTACCTTTATTAATTCTTCAACTGCTTTTTGCCCAGCTTGGATTATATTCAGTTTCGTTTCCTTTATTTTCATATTTAATTAAAATATCATTTGATTCCATACAGTATAAAACTTGCCCGTCAATTAAAAACTCAAATTCTCTATTTGCTTTAAAACCCACAACGTCTTCTACTGTCATTTTAAGAGCTTCTAAGGAGTTATTACTAAACTTTAATATTCCAACACATTTCTTTAGTTTATCTAGTGCAGTGTTGTCTTTATTTATTATTGGTTTTATAAAACAATAATCTTCTAAAGTTTCCCAAGTGTCATTAACTTTTTTCATATAAAGTTGATCTACTGAAGCAAAATACAAATCGTCTTTAAAGTATTTACTACTATTTACTGATTTACCTTTTTGATTGTAATATCTTCTAAATATATTATGATGCACTATTACTTTGTCGCCTTTTTTTAAACTTGTTTTAAAAGCCAAAGGAACAGCAACTATTTCCGCTTCTCTATTAACAAACTTATGGCTAGAGATACTAGAGTTGAGGGTTAGTTTTTTATTACCAACCTTCAACTCATTATTATATCTTTTACCTATCGGTTTTATTATGAACTGATAAACACTATTCATTAATATTCTAAATCGTATTCAACAGATATTGCCATGTTTTTATTAAACTTTTTCCAAGGCAAAACTTCATTTTCTTTTTTTATAT